GTGCCTCAGCTTCTGGAAGTGGCTTTGATTTCGTCTTCGCGCCATCAACGAGGTTTCCAGCCTTCTTGGGACCACCACGGATGGAGTTCCACGCACCTTGAACAGCGTCACCTGCAGCTCGTGCGGTGGATGACACACCAGCTCTCACACTTTGTGCTGTGTTCTTGAATGCACTACCTAACGAAGAGCCTCCTGCACCACGACCTACAGCACCCGCGTCAAAACCTTTTGCGATAGCACCCGCGTCACCACTTTTTACGGCAGCACCAATATTAAGGTTGCTGACACTTTTTGTGGCAGCACCAGTGTCAACTCCGAATTTAACCGCCATCTTATACTAGTATGTGTACATTTTATTTTTCAATTGTTCGACAATCACTAAAAATGCACGGACACGAAGCATGAAATCATCTTCGATGTCCGTCTTTATGTATTTAAATCCAAGGTCGTCGACGCCTACGTACTCTTCTGGGAACTCGTTGGCGAGAAATCCAACGTCCCCACCAATGTATCCATAGGTTGTAGCCGCGAGGTCATTCCATTCGTACGTGTACACGTGCACTCCTGGCAGGAAATCTTTGTAATACAACTCGATGTTCTTTTTCAAACGGGTATCGGAGGCGCGACGACTGCGACGAGTAATCACAGAACCTACAAAAAACTCCTTTGCCTTTTGGCTGGCGGACACGTAGCAATCCCGTGTTGTTGCGTTGTAGCTCACCCCTCTGTTATCACAATAACTCTTTGGAATGTAACACTCCTCCTTCCCGTTGCGCACGTTATACTGAAACCTTGGCACGTTGGTGATACCTTTAATGTGGTCGCCATCGCCACGAGTCTTTGGGTACATGCACCATTGGTAAAGAAACTCATTCCCCTTGGCACACACCGCTTTCCCACCACTCGTCTTGGTTGCTCTCCAGATGAGATAATCTGCTGGGAACTTTTTCCAAAACCATCCGAACGTGCGATTATTTTTATCGAAACTTTTAATGTTCCCCGCACCATCAAATGGAAGCTGAGAGATTGGGTTGGACGGCGTCGCCTGACACCCCTTTTGTGTGATTTTACACGACTTCGCGCGGTCGTCCCACATCGTGTACCCCGCACCGAATTTACCCGGGATTTCTGTACACAATTTGGAAAGGGCGTACTCCTCCGCCGCTTCTTTTTCTGCGAGTGTTGGAATCCTTGTGTCACTCATCTTACTATACCAATAATAAAATAATCATCATAAAACATAAACACGACGACAGTGAACTCATACTCATTAGGATGTTAGAACCACCATCTTTCTTGGTCAGGTCTGGGACGCTCAGGTTGTCGCCGAGTTGTACAGCTTCATCCATGCGCGTGCGCCAATCGCCGATGATGCCTATGCTCTTCATGTATTCGTCTTCAAGTTCTACAAAACGCGTCGCCCATTCGATGTTTATTTCATAACTTTTTGTTTGTTCATTGTAATCAAAAAGAAAATTGATGGGGTCGAACGTCTTCTCTTCATTCATGTACTCCAGCGCCCTGTCTTCACTGTCGGGAACCGTAGCTTCGTCGAATGCATCTTTCAGACCCGCTTCATACATTTCATGAAAATCTTCGGTGAGTTCATCGATGTAGGCCCTGTTTAACAGGACAAGAAGACCCTCCTTATCTGTGAAATCCATGATGGTGCTAAAAATAGTAAACGCCATGTCTGCGACAAAATACAGCGCCCCTGCGGCGCACCCCACAGGACCGGCGACGCATCCCGAACTCGCACGCGCACCAGCCGTGGCGACGCGTGTCCCGACTTTCGCAGCAACGGTAGTCCCGGCCTTGACACCCGCTTTTTGTAGTCCCTTACTCATGAGTTTGCGCATGCGGTCCATCATCAATTTGCGGAGATGTGAAAAGTTTGCCTTTGAAAGACGGGTCGCCATTTTTTGACTCATCTTCGCCTCTATGCCACGGGCGAGCTGTTTACCACCCAGCTTCCAAAGCGTACCAAAGGCGACGCTCTCTGCGACACCGGTTATCGCGGATGTCACGACGATGTCCTGAATAATCTCAGCTGCTTTGTTATCCACACCGAGAATGTTGGTATCGATGTATTGGTCAGAGGTATCTAATTCTGCATCTGACATCTTACGATATGCACAGAAAAAATAATTCTCGATGAAATAGTAGATGTCACTACCGGTTGTCAACTACGGACGCATGGAGCGCGTGGCCCCCGAACCCGTGGGTCCGGCTATGAATGCGAATACCTGTATCATTTTTATTATAATCATCGCCGTTCTTTTACTTTACAAACGCTACGTCGATATCAATCGTAGCCGTCGACGATGGCATACTTGATGCACTCCTCGGGCACGAGATAGATGTCCCGCTTCAAGAGTTTTTTCAACTTTTTCTCAGGGATTTTCGTGTGTTTGATGTACGTATTCTTAATCATGTCCATGAACTTCGAGGCTGTTCGCATTTCATCCTTCATCTCTTCAAACTTTCCCCAGAACGAGCCCGTGCTCAATTGGTGAATGAGAATGTGTGCATTTCTTCCAATTCGACGCTCCTTTCCACCGAGGAGCATGAACGTCGCCGCAGAGCAGCACGCGCCTTGCGCGGCGGTGATGACGTGCACGCGTGATTTTTGAATGAGATTCATGGCGGTGAATCCCGAAAAGAGGTCACCGCCGTCGCTCATGATGTTGACTCGAATGGTTGGCGAGTACCCGACAATGTCGGCACCCATCTTCAACAACCCCGACTCCAACTTTCGAAACTTTTCGGTAAAGTCCAATATGTTTTCGGCGGTGATGTCGCCGTAGTAGAAAATTTCATTGCCAACAACCTTGGTGCACTCGTAATCATCGGCGACGGTGTCGTCATCGACATCCTTGTTCAGATAAAAGGGCATTCTTCAATCGTTTCTTAATTGAATTGACGTCCCTTGGTTTTAATTTACTCGTGATAGACAGATGATTCATGGTATCGAAGTCTTGTGGTGTGATGGCGTATTCTAATAGTTTATCAACGTATCCAAAACCAGCATATTTTTGTAATAAACACAATGCATCTATGCAAATGTTATTATTTCTCACCTGTATATCCGACAACTTTCTCTGACGCATTTTGTAATTACCGTGTTTCGTCCAACACGCCCCTGGTCGTAAAGTGTCTGGTTTGAGTGGTGCGCGCATGTGCAGCCGAGGAATGCATATCGCCGTGTTCGCAAAAAATGGCATGACGTTCCAGTCAAAGTCCCCGTTGTACATGGCGCAATCGAATATGTCTGCGTCTGAAAAGGAAGACGACACTCTCACGTAATCGAGCTCCTTGCTGTCCAAATAATTTTCTTGAAAAATCGACCACATGTGCCCGTGTTCGGAAAGTCGTTGGTTGTCAAACGTGTACGTCGGGTCGCACAATACTTTATGAATGACATCCTTAGGTGTTTCGAACACGTCTTTTTCGTCGAATCCCTCGAGGTAGTGCACGTAGTCTCGAATGTTTCCACGCGCGCGGGTGGCGGCGTCCTTGTTGTACCTGCCCGGGAACGCGCACGCGAGCGCATCGGGGTCGTGTCTCGGGACATGAATCAATTCAAAGTTTGGGTACATGCACATGTGCGTCGAAAGGACGACTAACGAGCCCGCGGTGAGGCGTTGGCCATCCGACACTTGTTCCACCGCAGCTTTTAATATGAGGGCGTCGGGTTCGTAATCTTCGATGAACAAATGTTTCGTCGACCCATGGATGAGGTCTTTGAAAATACTTTTCGAACGAAGCAGGTCCGTCGTGAGTTCGATGCTATTCATGTCATCCATGACTTGTTCTCGTATGAACGTCTTTCCCGTGCCGCACGCACCATGAATGAAGACGTTTTTTCCAGCGTCCAAACACCTTCGTAAACGCGCGATGCGTTCGAGGTGAAGATTTGTCGCATCATCAGGGGGTTTCTTTTTTTGTGGGATGATTTTAAGATACCTATCCATATGTCTGATACACAAAAAGATTTGACGGACCAAGCGGTCGAGGTTCTAGAGGACAAGGTGTTAAATCCTTTAAAAAAGAAATTGTTCCCATACATGTGCGGTGTGGCTATATTTAATCTAATTCTTTTGGTGATTCTGGTACTGATTCTACTGCGACTTCCATCAGTTCGGCGCGATGTTTAAGTTCCTGTTCGAGTTTTTGATTCATCTGTGAAACGCTCGTCATCCCGCGCAACTCCTCGAGTTCCTTCTTGGTTTCATCTTGTTGTCTCTGCGCTATGCTATCGACAATCTTTTTCGCATAGATTTTCGCGGGCATGGGTTCCTCGGTCCCACGCAACTTCTTGAGGTCGCTCACGAGTTCTTGTTTACTTTTGTCGGTCGGTATGAGACCTTTAAGTTTGGACACCACCGAGTTTTCGGTGATGGCACTGAACATTTGTATGGGTCTGATGTGTATGATTTCAGGTTTCGTGATGTCCTCGTCGGATGGGAAATTCCTCTCAAAGAGCATCAGAACCGATGCGGGAATGGACGGACTCTGTTCGATGAGCGCATCGTACTCACCTTTGAGGAGTTCGACCATGTCCGAGCCGTCGCGACTTCGGTCCACCAGGGGCAGACCCAATTCAAGACGCACGACGCGCGAGAACTTTCCAAACTGCATCGCGGCCACGCGATGCGCTTCCATGAGTTCGCTGATTTTCAAAAATTGCGCAATGGTTGCGATGAGGCCGGCGATGAGGTTCAACCCACCGATGCTCGGTGCGACGAAGGGTTTTAATCCCTCCGGAAATTGTTCTTGTGCAAAATTTGCAGTACCTGTCAGCGTGGAGAGCACGATGACGGGCAAAGTATAACGCATGTTTGATTGTCTGTAGTTTAGGAACGCCTGGTAGTGCATGTACCTGTAGCACGCGGCGCTCTCGCCCCACCCCTTGAGGATGGCTTCCTGTTGAGGGTGCCACATTTTGGGCAATTTTTTATCTTTTTCCATCATAGAATAGATGAATATAATTTTCGCACTTCACGCACTTTTGTTATTATTTCTCATCATCATTCCATTCGTGAACGACGAACGACTTTTACAGATGTACAGCATCCTCATCCCCTTTATTTTTTATCACTGGAGCGTGAACGACGACACGTGTGCCATGACGCAGTTGGAGACGTACGTGACTGGGAAAAATAAAAACGACACCTTCTTCCACCGCTTGGTCTCCCCAGTGTACAAGATGGATGACACCGCCGCGAACAATCTTTTGAAGAGCACGTTGTTTTTCCTTTGGATGTTTACCCAGTACAGATTGGAACGTTTTAAAATCGTCGAAGATGACTTAAAAAAGCTTCTTTCGAAGTATCGTATCAATAAGAATTAACGCTTGCCCAATGTAACACAGTCTTTTGATGACACGCTCCCGGTCCATGATATGTAATTAAAGAGTGTTTTCCCTTTTAATTACATGTACAAGGTGCTCGCCATAGATGTTGGTTATCACAACATGGGCATCGTCGCCGCGTCGTGCGAGAACGCAAAAGTCCACGTGACGTGGATGAAAAAGGTGAGTCTGGCGGATTACAAATACATTCACTCCAATGACATCGTCGACTTAGTGCCACTGATGGTTCACGACTATCGTCAGATGTTCGATGACGCCGAATACATCCTCGTGGAGAGACAACCCCCTGGTGGGTTTCAAAACATAGAGGTCCTGCTGCATTACATGTTTCGAGACAAGGTGACGCTCGTGAATCCCGTGTCGTTGCACGCGCACTTCGGCATCAGACACTTGACGTACGAACAGAGGAAAGAACGAACCACCAGTATCGCTGAAAAGTACATCGGACGCGAGGTACCCTACGAACGAAAGCACGATATTGGTGATGCGGTGTGTATGATTGTGTACTTTAACTTTAAAAAATCCGTGCATTTCTTCGACACGTTTAGATTTACTCAAACCTCCAAGATTGATTTCGAGGACTTCGGAATCGACGCATCTCCCGCAACGCGTTAAACATGAGCACCGGGTTTGCGTTTTTATTCTTCGCCGCGTTCACGTCTACGAATGCGTTGACCTTCTTCTGTTGGTTTTCGGACAATTGCTCGTAAAGCGTGCGCACGCGGTCAGCGACTTTCGCCTTCGCCTTGACGAGGGCTTTGGAGTAATTCTTTTGATTCTGGTACAAGACCATCTTCTTTCCATAGGAGGAAAAATTGTTCGACTTGCTGAGGTCGTTCACCATCTCTTCCATCGTGTACTTTGGTGCATTGATGGGTTCGCTAGGTTTCGTCAACATCGACAGCGCCGGGGAACCACGACGCGCCATTGTGTTCAACGCCTCCAACTTTTTCAACGCATCGAAGAGAAGACGCGGCGACGAATTTTGGTTGACATCGCGAACGATGACGATGCCAAATTGTTTCATCTTCTCGGGTAGCTGCGTGTACGCACGCAAGACGCGCGCGAAAAGCAGCGGTCGCGTGTTCAACACCGCTCGAACGTAGTTGGGTTCTTTGTTGTTCTTGTACGTGGCGAGCTTTTGTTGAAAGTTGTAGAGCGTTTTCGAGTTTGACAAATTGCGAATCATTCGATTATACCTCTCTTGCTGGGACATTTTGTATTATAATACACTCACAATTTATTTTTAATCTTGGCACAAATCGTCTTTCGCACGTTAGTCTGGGCGACGTCAATGTTCATGCCTCGAGCGATGCGCTGCATGTCCGTCTTCTTCATCGCACACACCCGTCGCTTCAGTGCACGCTCCCATTCCTTGATGAACTCACTGAGCGCACTCCACTTTTGGTCTCTGTACGCCTTTGTGATTTTCCCCAAATATTTGAAATCCGTCGCCGTGTACGCCGTTTGACGCATCACCTTGTCGAGGACGCGCACGTACGCGAGCTTGGCGCGCTCTTTGAGCATTTCTCGCACGCGCGGTTGCATCGCCGGTTGCATGCGCTTCGCGTTTCTTTCGAGCGCCTCCATGTTGCGACGCAACTGCGCCTCCGTGGCGTTGCGTTTGCGTTTGTTTCGAATTTCTAAAGCGAGTCGCACGGCTTCGTCGTTTCGGGCTTTCTTGGTACGGATGCTTTCCACGAGTGTCGGCGCTTTTCTTTTCTCAACCATTATTATTATACATGAAGAATAAAAACAAAACGCGAGTCATGTACGTCACCATCGTCGTCTTGGTCCTCGCGGTCGCGTACATGTGGTACAACCCACAGGAGGTCTTGGTCCCTGTGGAGACCGAGGTCCAAGTCCCCGTGGCGGTTCCGGTCCCAGTGGAACCCCCGAGACGCGCGCCTGAGTACAGAGGGCCGCCCATCAAAAAGTACAAACCAGGGCACATGCAACAGATGGGCTTGTTGGTGAACGGCAACAACGAAACCCTGCCCCTCTATGGGAAGGAAGCCAGGGGGCACAGAGACCGCTACAATTACTACACGACCACGTCGGGTGAACAAATGTACCCCGTCCCCGTGACGCACAACGACCGCGAGTGCACTGAAGACATTGGCTGCCCGGAATTCTACGGCGAGGAGAGCGTGTCGGTCCTCGGTAAGGATGGCACGTACAACGTCAAGATGTATCGGACCGATGATTTTTTTTAATGCGGTCGTATTCGAGCGCCGAGAGACCCATGGTCTTTGCACTTTTCGCCTTTAAAGCCAACAATTCTTTAACATCCTCATCGCACAGGTTGCTAAAGAATTCACGCTTCGCCTCCATGTCACCGAGCTGTGCGCCGTTCTCCTTCGACGCCTGCACGTGAGGCCATGTGTGTTTACGTAGATGATAGACTTCCTGCCTCAACTGGACGAGTTCAGGGAGGATGACGTCTCTGACGATGTTTTGGAGTTCCTCGAGGGTTGCGGCTCTCCACGACGATGTCATTAATGAAATATGTGACACTGTTTTTATGTGATGATGATGCCAAACTTTTGCGCCATCACGCGTTTCGCCCCATCGAGGCTAGGTCGTGACCATAGGAGCCATCGCGACCAGAACCCCGGCGTGTACACGCCCGCCTTCGACCACGTCTCGCGTCGTCTATGGCGAACGAGATACCTCTGCATGCGCTCTCGGTCCTTGTGAATCGTGTAGTCCGAGTACCCCCGACCACCAAAGTCCACGTGTTTTCCAGAGTCCACGAAGAGTGCGCGAAACTTTTTGTTCGCCTTGGGACTTTTGATGAGACGCACCTTCATGCTTGATGTGTGTGTATATTTTTTTTACATCATCATACACTTTGAGCAGTACTTTTCAACTTTTTCGACGCGGCGGTAGGCGTAGAGGCCGACGAGGGCGGCGATGGCGGCGCCGTAGGTCATTTGGTTCATTTGCTTGCGTCTCAAGAAGAGGATGAGGATTATGGCTAACATGACGAGTTCCTCCGTGGTCGGCACGAAGAAACGCGCGCTGAGGTCAGGCGCGTCCTCGGTCGGTTCGGGTGCGGTGTACATCGAGCGTCTGTATCCAGGCATTTTTATAATCTACGAAGAAATTAATGTGGTGGGTGATTCCCGTGGCCCTGGTCACGTGGGACTTTTGTAAACCCCCTCTGGACATTTTGTATTTTCAAAATCCATGGCGCCCCCTGGTTGGGATGCGAAACACCTTGGTGGACCTCTTGTGTGGCCACGGCGAGCACCCGCGCTTTGACCTCTGGCCCATGACATTCTATTTCGAAACGATACGACAGGAATTTGTAGAGACGGAGCGAAACATTGAGAAACATTATTTCCATGACATGGACCCATGGTTTCCAAAAAACACAGGATATTATTATTACAAAGTCAGCGATTTCCCCATTTTACAAAGCATCATTGATACGATTCCATGCATCGATAAGGAGACCGGGGTCATCGCTGTCATCGAGGGTCCGATGTCCATCGCCCCACATCGGGCGGAGAGTAATTTACAACTTCGATATCACATGACCCTCGAGGGTTCAGGAGATTGTACACTTCACACGTGGCACGACGCACACGTGCACAAAACATCTGACGAGTTCATTTTCGACCACGCCCGCTATCATAGTCTCGAAAAGACCAGCTCCGGGAGACGGGTGACAATAATCTTGGATGTACATCGCTTTTGACCGGTGCCGGAACCTCCAGCAGCACGACCTCCCCGACTTCATTCCTAGCCTGGATGAGCATCGTTGGTCTCGGTGGTGGTCGAGGAGGACCTGGGTCGGGGCCCGTGCCGAAGAGGAACCTAAACATTTTTTAAAAAAAGGATTGTATTTTTTTTTAAAAAATGTCTCCGTCTCTGGGTTTCGATCCCAGTACTTTGAGGTTAACAGCCTCACACTCTTCCGATTGAGTTAAGACGGAAAAGTCCAGCCTACTGGATTCGAACCAGTGACCCACTGAGCTTTGATAACGACTACAATCAGTTGCTCTTCCAACTGAGCTAAGGCTGGGACAGCTCTCGCCAGGGT